TTGACCGTGAGGTTGAGGTTGCCTGCAATTTCCAACTACATCACCTTGAATGGACACTAGGCCAAGATTGGGCAGCAGATTTCTATGGTGAGATTAAAGAGCAACACGCAAAGGGTATGGCTGCTGCAAAGCAATTCATTGAGCAACCCCGGCGGATTCCTTGCCCAACTGATGAGTGTGGCAAGTATGTAGTCATTGATGCAGAAAACCTTATGAGTGATGTTACTTGTTTCGGGTGTAAGCAATCGTGGACTGTATTGCGATTGGTGGCATTGGCGATGAGCAATCCCAACCGTAAGTTCTTTTTAGATGCAGAGGCAATAGCTTTATGGCTTGGCATTAGCCAACGCCAGGTGCATAAGATTATTAAGGCTCACAGTATTGAACGCCGTGGTAGTTTGTATGACTTAGCGGCAGTGATTGCTAACCGCTAAAACTTGACACAAAGTTCTAAATCCTTTGCTACACTTTCGTTAACAGGTATTGCCATCCACTTAATCAGCCCAGCCAATAGGTTTGGGCTTTATTTGTTTATGGGATAGGTATGGATACCGAGACAATACAAGAGATAGATGAGGCGTTATCGCACGCTATTGATACACGCGCTAAAACAATTGATTCTAAGAAGCACATCGTTGATAAGTTCATTGATGATTTACTCGATAGCCGATTGGAGTTAACTAGATGTTCAGCGTTTCTGTAACAATTGGTGATGTATCAACAGACATTATGACTGATCAGCAGTTATCTTTTGATGCTATTGAAACGATATTAACAAGAGCGACTAACTCAACTCTTGATGCCTACAATCGTTATGTAGTAGTGAATGAAGATTTTGAATCTTTAACTGAGGAAGATGAATAACACACAGATTTGCCGTAAATGTAATACTGATAAACCTTTAATGAAGTTTCATAAGGATAAGCGAACACCTAACAAAAGAAGAACTACTTGCAATGACTGCAGAAACATACACAAAAGAGTTACCAACATTTCATCAAATCATAGAAAAGATTTGCTTAAGGAACAAAATAACTCTTGTGCTATTTGCGGAATCAATGCAGAAGAACTCAAAAGAAAGCTAAGTGTTGACCATAACCACGAAACCAATCAGGTGCGTGGATTGTTGTGCAACAGTTGCAACTTAGGCTTAGGCCAGTTTAAAGATTCTGTTGTGTTCTTATCTTATGCAATCGAATACTTGGAGCGTTACGATGGTATTGCCTAGACCGTGTGCAGGATGTGGTCGAGTAGTCCGAGCAAGTAGATGTGTTGAGTGTCAGCGCGTTAAAGACCGCGCCCGCCCTACCCGCACCCAGCGTGGCTACGACTACAGTTGGAACAAGTTAAGTAAGTATTTAAGAGAGCAGCAACCTTATTGTTCTATTCCAGGTTGCACTAACAAAGATTTAACAGTCGATCACATAATTCCTTTAAGTGATGCACCCCACCTACGCCTAGAGATTACAAACTTAAAAGTGCTTTGTCGGATGCACAATTCCCGCAAAGGAAACTCATAGCACATCACCCCCCCGTGGCACTACTGGGTACGGGTATAAAGTTGCTTAAACAAGCGTGGTATAAACCCCGATGCCCTGAGGGCGCACATCGCCGATGTGTGGGGGGTGGCGGGTTTGAACTGGTTTGAACTGATTTGCACCAAATGTCCGAATTTTAAAAAAGCAAGGTAATCGAAACTAACGGGGGCGTTAGATTCCTGAGCGAATGGAAACAAGTGAGCGCACCAAAGCCGAATGAAGTAAAGAGAAAGAACGGAAACCCAGGCAAACAAAAACTGCCTAATCTCAAGAATGTAATTGCATTACCACAAATCAAAAGCGATGCGCCATTGCACCTTAGCGATGCTGGCAAAAAGTTGTGGTCAGATGTGCGCGAGATAGCACCGTGGATTGCAACCAGCGATAGCAAGTTGCTGATTGAACTTTGCGAGAAGATGGACAAGAAGTACGAGCTACAGGCGAAGATGGCCAAATCAGATTTTGTTCTTTACACCGACAAGGGTTACGCCTACGCAAATCCTTTGTTTGGAATGTTAAACACCGTTGAAGGTGACATTATCAAATTGCTTTCATTGCTTGGCTTAACGCCGATTGATCGTAGTAAGTTGGGGGTTGCTGAAGTAACGGCTAAGGGTAAGTTGGCCCAGTTGTTAGAGCAGCAAAAGAAGAATGGCTGATGTTGCAGGTTGGCCACCACGCTGGTTAACTGAAGTTCCTCTTGCGGATCAGATGCGTGGCGATGGCGAGTTGTATGCAAACTTTGCCGAAGCCGTTTGCAGAGTTACAAAAGATTCTGTAGCCTCACCTGCAGGTAAGTTAATTGAACTGCGTGGATGGCAGAAAGAGTTACTCAAGCACACACTTGCCCGCCGTGAAGATGGCAGATTTCGCCACCGCACCGCCCTGGTCGGAATGTCTAGGAAGAATGGCAAGAGCGCATTGGCAGCATCAATGGGCCTTGCTGGTTTAACACTTGGCGGCAACGGTTCAGAGATTTATTCTTGCGCAGCAGACCGCGACCAGGCACGAATCGTGTTTGGTACTGCAAAGCGAATGATTGAGTTAGATGAAGAACTATCTTCAATGTTCACGCTTTACCGCGATGCAATCGAATTCAAAGATAAAGGCAGCGTGTACCGCGTACTATCTGCCGAAGCATATTCAAAAGAAGGTTTGAATCCTTCCCCGCTTGTTATCTTTGATGAAGTCCACGCCCAACCTTCTTGGGAACTTTGGAATGTTCTTAGCCTTGCTGGTGGTGCGCGTGCTGATTCACTTCTCTTGGGCATCACAACTGCAGGCGTTAAGACACAAAGCAACGGCCAAGATTCTCTTTGCTACTCGCTTTACCAATACGGCCAACAGGTTGTAAAGGGTGAGAAGAAGGACCCATCATTTTTCTTTTCTTGGTGGGAGCCAACACAACCTGAAGCCGATCACCGTGACCAAGCACTTTGGCTTGAATCAAATCCAGGGTATAACGATTTGCTGGATGCAGAGGAAATTGCATCGGCAGTTTTGCGTACACCTGAAGCTGAATTTAGAACCAAGCGCCTTAATTGTTGGGTAAGCACTTCAGTTGCATGGCTGCCAACAGGTGCTTGGGAAGCCCTAGAGGATAAAGATAGATTCCCTGAACCTGGTGAAGAAGTTATTTTGGCCTTTGATGGTGCCTTTTCAAATGACTCAACCGCCCTTGTCATGTGGTTATTGGGTGGCGAAAAGCCACACTTAATGGTTGTTGGCTTATGGGAACGCCCTGATGATGCTGAACAAGGCTGGCATATCCCGGTTGCTGAAGTTGAGCAAACAATTGTAGATACATTCCGCGATGAACGCTTCAATGTAAAAGAGATTGTCTTTGACCCTGCACGCTGGCAGCGAACATTTATGGTGTTGGATGAAGAAGGCTTGCCTGTTGTGTCATATCCCAACAGTGCGCAGAACATGGTTCCAGCAACACAAAAGTTTTATGAAGCCGTGGTCAATGAATCATTTACCCACGATGGAGATGAAAGACTTGCTCGCCATATTGCCAACTGCGTAACAAAACAATCTAGCCGTGGTGTTATGGTTGCCAAAGCAAGTAGCAGGCGTAAGGTGGATGCCGCCGTTGCTTCAATCTTTGGTTATGATCGTGCTACTCAACCAGCCGAGCCACCAGCACCAGTTGCAAGATTCTTTTCAATTCAGGTATAGGGAGCATAATGAAGAAGATTGACCTATCAGTTGCAGTTGAAGTTGTGGGCGTAACGCTTGCAACAACTGGCCTTGCAATGATTTCAGTTCCATTAGCTTTAATTGTTGCAGGTGTTTTTCTAGTATGGATTACAGAGAAGGCTAACTAATGAGTTTATCAAAGCGTTTGGCAGGTACTGGAACAAAGCGTTCAGCCAACAATCAATACATCGAGCCTTTAATTCCAGGCAGACCAGCATTTTCAACCAACGCTGGTGTCATTGTTGATTCTGAAACTGCAATTCGTATGTCCACTGTTTATTCTTGCGTGCGCCTATTGGCAGACACAGTAAGTTCATTACCAGTTGGCGCTTATGTGCGCCGTGGTCGTAACCGCTTGCCATACTCAACTATTTATGGAGATCAACCTGCGTGGGTTTCAAGACCAAACCCTGAAACAACACGCCTTGAATTTTATGAGCAGATTGTTACCTCATTCAAACTTGAAGGCAATGCTTACATCCTGACAGTGCGCGATGATATGGGAGATGTTCAAGAACTCTATGTTTTGAATCCTCGCAATGTTCGCATTGAGCGCCTTAGAGCAGGCGAGCCACTGGTTTATTTTGTAAAGATTAAAGATTCAGAAGGCGTTTATGAACAACGCATGACAGACAAAGACCTTTTGCACATCCCTGATTTCCGTTTGCCTGGTGATCGTTATGGACTTTCACCAATTGGTGCCTGCCGTACAACGCTAGGCGCAGCAATGGCAGCCGATGTTTATGCCGCTTCATACTTTGGCAACGCTGCCAACCCAGGCGGTGTCGTTGAAGTGCCAGGTGAGTTAACTGAAGAACAGGCATCAGACATTGGCCGTGATTGGAACCTTACCCATACTGGCCCATACCGCGCTGGCAAGATTGGTATTCTTTCAGGCGGTGCAACATTCAAGCCACTAACAATTAACGCCCAAGATGCGCAGTTGTTAGACACACGCCGTTTCTCAGTTGAAGAAATCGCTCGTATTTTCCGCGTTCCACTATCGCTTCTTGGCCATCCAGTAGCGGGTGCAATGTCATTTGCATCTGTTGAAGCGCAGAATCTTTCATTCGTTCAGCACTCATTGCGCCCAATCTTGGAGAGAATTGAGCAGTCACTATCAACACTGCTACCTGAACCTGATGGATTCATTCGTTTTAATCTTGATGCACTCTTACGCGGTACAACACTTGAGCGTTACGATGCTTACACAAAGGGTTTGCGTGAAGGTTTCCTTTCACTCAATGATGTTCACGCTTACGAAGATATGGCACCAATCGAAAGCGGAGATCAATACCGCGTTCCATTGCAAAACATTGATGCAACAGATGCTAAGGATGTTGGCCTGAAGCTACGCACCGAAATCGCTGCTGCATTGATTCAAGTTGGCTTTGACCCAGCAGCAGTAACAAAGGCAGTTGGCCTACCTGATATGAAGCACACTGGCGTTCCATCTAGCCAACTGCAGCAAGTATCAACGATTGACCCAGCCGACCCAGCCGCAGTTTATGAGGTTAAGTAATGCCGTTTTCTGCACCTGACTATATGCAAGCCAATGCAGCAAGAGGTTTGAAATATCTTGATGAAGGTTTTGGGGGAGATGGATTAACTG